AATGGGATTTTAACCCGTGCATCCCGAAGGGGGAAGAAATTGCCGGACTTACTGCTGACTGCTATTCATGGCATGATCGAATGGTGGCATCGAGGCCAGCGGGGGGGGCAGCATGGAGCCTACACCGTGAAGATCCGGTCAGGGTGTGAGGGTGGCGGAAAAGGAGCACTTGTTCAGAAAGAACTTTCTGCAACACTGGCGACACATCAGGATCAAACTCTTTTTGAGCTGAGAAATATGGTACTGAATGACCAAGGCGGAGGAAGAATGAGCGTCACGCAGGGAACGTCCGGGACGCTCAGAGCACAGGAGCATGGGCATCCGCCAATTACTTTTGACAAGATGGGAGGAACGGAAAAAACATGAAAGTGGACATATCAAAAATTGCCTTGGTAGTAGTCATGATTGCTGGCATACAGACCAGTGTACTTTATCACCGGGTCAATGACCTGGAATGCCAGCGGGATATTTACAAGTCAAGGTATGAGGACTGGGAGGGCGTGTCGAAAGAGATTGCAGAGTACGCCGATACCCTGCGGGATTCTCTGAAAGCACGGGACCGGCTGGATGGGAAGCTGCTGGTTGAAGATGCTGGAGATTTTCTCTGTACAGCCTATTGCACCGAAAAGCGAGAGCACATCTGCGGAACAGGAACCGGGATCACAGCCAGCGGTGCCCCCGTGGAAGCTGACGTGACGGTGGCGGCAGACCCGGACGTGTTCCCGTTTGGGACTGTCCTCTATATCGAGGATGTAGGAGTGCGGATCGTTCAGGACAAAGGAGCGGGAATCCAGGGAAAACACTTGGACATAGCCGTTTCTGGAAGCCACGAAGATGCACTGAGCTGGCAAGGCTATGGAACGCACCGGGTCTGGATCATCCAGGAGGCAGCGAAGTGATGTGGGGCAAGCTCCAAACGCACAGAGACAAGAAAAATGACGCAGAAGTTTTGGCTATTGCTGCTGCGGGTGCCCCGTTGGATGTCATGGCTATGTTTTTTGAATCACACATTGAGGAGTTGCCTGACTTGTGCGTTGAAAAACTTGCAGAAGCAGTTGATAAACGCGCCAGCGATACTCCATGTCACCGGGAATCTGAAAACTGGAAAGACCTTGCAGCTTGGGCAAGAATTGAACTTAAAAGGAGAAAAAGCAATGGACGGATTTGTGAAAACACTGGGTGTTCTGATGGTTTTGGCAGCTGTGGCACTGTGGGCGGCACTGATTTTCTTTGTGCCTGCCGCACTGATTAAGTTCCTTTGGCTTTATCTGGTGGCATGATGGACAATGAAACGCTGACACGGATTCTGTCCGCACGATTTATAACGTGTAATGAGCAGGCCCGAAAAGGCAGTAAGGGATGCACGAAAGAGTGCAAACTCTATGAGCTGCAAGAACCGGGTATGACCTGCCGGGACAGTGTTCTTCTCCACGCAGAGGAAGCAAAGAAAATTTTGAAAATAAGGTCGCACAACTCCTGACACAGGCCGCCCGCTGCGGCGGCCTTTTTTGTGAGCATGGGAACAGGCCCGGCCCGGTTCAACTCCGGGATTGCCCAAAACTGAAAGGAGAACACACCGATGCAGAGGTACTACATTTTGCTGAAAGCGACCGGTGCTGGTGGGTGGCCGGGTTGGCTGCCGTACCGGCTGGATGCGGACAGCGCCGAACAGGCTGTTGAAAAAGCCAAGGAGCAGGCCGAGAATCATTACCCGGAGTACGAAAAGTTTGAAGTTCAGGCTATCGAAATTGAAAGGAGAAGCAAATGAAGCTGGCAGCAATAGCAAAGCTCATTAAGGCAGATGGGTACTGTAAACTCTACAAAGTGTTCTATGACGATTGCAGAACCTATGATTTGTACATTGGAACCAAAACGGCAATCTTCCCGCTGACCGGATTTCCGAAGGCACAAAATGAAAGTGAGTTGGCAACCCTCCTGGGCATCAGCAAAAAGGAATGGGCAGACATCGAGTTTGATAATGACTGCCCGGATGATCTCCATCACATCGAAGGGATGGATTTGGACGACACGGCAGACGGAGAAATGGACTGCGTGACCGGAAGAATCGGTATCCGGTACTGCGGGTGTGAACTGGTTCCAATGATCGAGCCTGTTTCGGGAACGGTCGGTTTTGTGGATGCGAAGCAGATCATGCCAGTAGCAGATGAAATCCGCAAGAGCGGATATTTCAAATACTGCGCCAGGAAGATGGCGAGCGGCGGACGCTACTATGTTATCAAGGACGGAATGGTGGTGCGCGGCGCGGTGCTTCCTGTAAAGCTGGAACCTCTGGCAAAGTCTGGACTGCGTGAGCTTGCCGACATGGTGAAAAAGACTAGGGATGTTGCCGATGTGGAGGACTTGAGCGAACAGGAGGACAAAAACGATGCGTAAGACTTTGGAACTGCTGGCTTTGTCCACCTGCACTGCCGCGCTGTGCGTAACACTGACTGGGTGTGAAGCAGTCAAGGGCACAGCATGCGGTGAAAAACCGGTCAAGACGGTATATGTTTACCTGCCGGACGGCACTTTACTGGACAAAGGACGGGCGGACAAGGTAAGTTCGTTTGCACACAATGATCGTATCGTGAAAGTCACGATTGACGGGAAAACATACGAGACCAGCTGGGCCAATGTGGTTTTAGTGGAGGAATAACGATGAGCAAGATTTTGAAAAGTGTAACCTTGGGTGATGTGAAAAATGGTGGCATCTTCAGAGCGCTGGGCAAGGAGTTTGTGAAGCTGGATGCGGACGAACACGGCTGCCTTGTACTGGCAAAGGAAATTTGGACGAGAATGCCGTTCCGTGAAGGTGACGACCCAGAATGCCCCAACGATCTGCGCCGGAGCGAGATTATGCCATATCTGGGTAACTGCCTGGCAGAGTTTACAAAGAACGGCACTCCGCTGAGTACATTCATTCCGCTCAGAATCGACCTTCAGGACACGACCGGCCAGAACGAATACGGAATCTTTGAAGTGAGGATTGGCCTGTTGACCCTGCGCGGGTACGGAAAATATTGGCGGCTGATCCCGAAGGTAGATGCGCCGTGGTGGTTGGCAACGCCTTACGGTACGCCGAATTGCTCTCCGCGCACCAGCAATTACAACAACGTCTGGCGCGTCTACACCGATGGCTCCAACTACGACTACTGGTGCAGCCTCTCCTGTGGTGTTCGCCCCGTTTTGTGCTTTTCCTCTGCACTCTTGGTCTCTGTCGAGGACGAAAGAGAGGCCGGGTTTTCGCTTTCCGATGTTCCGCTGGATGACCTGCTGGCCGAAATCAAGAGCAGGACGGAGGGCTAATCATGGATGCGGTAAAAAATGACGTGAAGCGGCTGGTCAAAATTGAGCTGGCCGCTGCAAACAAGAAGTTTCGGATGTTTGCAGGGCCGCATGAGGGCGCGGGAATCATCCAAGAAGAAGTCGTGGAAGCTGCGAAGGAGATGAACGGTCTGCGCCGGGAACTTAACGCTATGTGGATAGGTGTTTACTCCAACAACCCGCAGATCTCCACGAAAGGCGTATACGACCGGGCTGTTGCCCTGGCCGTGGAAGCTATCCAGACGGCGGCGATGGCCCGGAAGTTTGAGCGCAGCCAACGCCGTCACTGGCCGGGAGCGAGGGAGCCGCACTATGACGAAGGAGAATGACGCACCTACCGAAATCGAGACCATCACGCTGACCATGAGCCGCCCGGTGGCCGAGGCTGTGCAGACTGCCTGCGAGTGGTATCTGCGGCTGCACATGGGACAGTTTTGGGATCTGGCAGAAGACTTGTGCTTTGCAAAATTCTACTCGGACGCGGAAAACAATGCGTTTCAGAGCGAGGAACAGCGTAAAAACGCTTTTAATGTTGCGATAGGCCGCAGAAATACCATGCTGCTAGAAATGGAACGGCTGTACAGCAGATGCGTTCTCCCGGCCCCGACCTCAGACGTAATGAAGGTGCCGTACCGGGCAGAACAGGTATGGCTTGCCATTCGCCACGCCCTGGCATGGCATGACAAGCCGGAGGGCGATCCATGGAATGTGTGCTTTGATAAGCCGCTGAACCGCAGCGACCAGCCGCAGCCGGTAGTAAAACTCAATGAAAAGCAGGAGGCAAAGAAATGAGAAAGATTTTTATGGTGGGAGCATCTGCGGCGGCAAGCGTTTTGCTGATGACGGGATGCAACAAGCAGGTAATTGATTTGACCTACGAATATTCGCAGGCACAGATTAAAATGCCGGATGGAACCGTAATTGAGGGCAAGGTGGATAGCTGGAACGATTATGAAGGCGACCAGTTACAGGTCAAAATTAACGGAACAACATATCTGGCCCATTCGTCAAACGTGGTCCTCTGGCACTGAGCAAGGGCAAAGTTCGGGATCGAGAGGAAGAAGTTGCACACGAATCTTGAAGATTTTGAGGTTATGAAGTTGGAGAAAGTGCAATGAGACAGAACGGAGCAATGTTTATCTGCAACCGGTGCAGAAAGCAGGTGTTCGCGGAACGGTTCGACGATGGTGTGTTTGACCAGAAAGCATTGGATGGTTGGGCGCTTGAAATGAGAAACATCCATGGAATCGGAGATCTGTGCCCGGAGTGCTACAAAGTGTACCGCGAAACGATGGATCGTTTTTATGAAGGTGGCCGACATGGAGGGTAAGACAGATAACTCCCAGAAAAAGGAAGAACACGATTCTTTGAAACCTGCAAGGGATGCCATTGCAACTGCTATGCGGGCCGCCCAATTTGCGAAAGCGACCGGCACCCCACTGCCGAAACCACTTAAATGGCAGCGTGAATTCTATGACGCCACCGGTGTGTTTCCATACGGCTGGTATGAGTGCCCGGTATGCGGGTACAGGACAGATTGGGAACCGCACGCCTGTCCGATTTGCCACACGCTGCTAGAACCGTGACGAAAGGAACACAGGATGATGGAACCTGAAAGAACCTGCTGCACCTGCCGCTGGCATGAGGGCTACACCTGGGTATGCTTCAACGGCAATTCTCCGAACCGTGCCGACTTCACTGACCCGGAGGACACCTGCGAGTGCTGGGAAGTCAGAACGGAAGAAAACAGCATCGGTGACTACGAAGTAAACTAATCAAGCTCTAATCAAGAATTAAGCAAGCCCGTCGTTAAATTGCCGCCCTGACGAGGCGGCAAGGGGCTTGTATGTGTAACTTAATCTAGCGACCACAGAAGAACACAAGCCGGGGAAAGCGGGGGTCAAGGGGGAGAAAACGAGGGCGGGTCTGTATGGCTTGAAGGAATGAGAAACTTAGAAAGACCTGCCCGGCGTTGTGTCCCCCTTGTCCTGCGAAGCCGTGTGTGTTTGGTCCACAGAAAAGAAAATCCCAGTAGAACTTTGCGGAAGGAGGAAGTGAACGGTGCGGGCATGGTACATTCGGGAGCAGAGACACATTCTTGGAACGTCCGATTATGCAGAAGTGGATCTCTTTGAAACAACGGACAAAGAGCATACCGCATCCGCTCGCCGCAAAAGAGAGCTGGCAACCTCCATTGCGCAGCAGAAGTATAACGACATGATAGCAAGGCGGTATTTCTGCCAGCTGGCCTATACGAATTTCGGGGAAAGCGACTGGGCAGTCACGTTTACATACGACCACGACCACCAGCCAGCACCCGGAGATTTTAACCAAGTAGACCGGGACTGGACGAATTTTACCCGCCGCTTGAAGCGCTTCTGCAAAAAGATGGGTCGAGAAGCATCCAAGTGGATGCAGGTTGCAGAGTACAGCGTGATGGACGAGGACGGGAAAGTTACCGGCAGACACCACCATCATGCGATCCTGCAAGGCAATCTGACATGGCAGGAGATCAAGGACTTGTGGCGGGACAGCACCGGGCGGCCGATGGGGCTTGTGAAAGTTGAACCTATCGATCTGACCTGTTCCAGCTTTGAACGCTTGACGACCTACATGACGAAAGCCCGCGCCCGCATCCGCCGCTGGCGGCAGAGCCAAGGACTGAAAAAGCCGAAAACTCCGCGCCCGAACGACACAAGATGGAGCCGCAAGCGCTTTGACGAAGCGTTTACCCTACCGGATGATCGTGCGTACTGGGAGAAAAAATACCCTGGCTATACTCTGCGTGAGTGTGAGCAGCATATCACCGGCAACAACACCAAGCATTTGATCCTCAAGTTGAAAAAGAAACCGGAGACCCGGCGGAAGAACAGGAGAAACCAGCCATGAGCATGAGATTGGAACTTTCTGACCTGCCGCCACGCTACCGGGCACAGGCGGAAAAGCAGCTTGCACAGAGAAGGTGCGGGGGCAAAGCTGCACCTGCATCGTTGGAAGCCGCTGTGAATGCCGCCAGATCGACCGGACACGAGTTTGACAGCCGGGGCGAGTATGACTACTACATGGGAACTGTTCTGCCCAAAGTCCAGAGTGGCGAGGTCGTGAAGGTAGAGCTGCACCGCAGGTTTACTATGCTGCCGGAAAAAGAATACGGCAATGTGAAGCTCCCGGCGGCGCACTATACCCCGGATTTTGTGCTGACCTATGCTGATGGCACGGTTGAGGTGGTGGAAGTGAAAAGCAAATTCACCCGGCGGCAGCAGCGTGATTACATCCACCGCCGCCGTATGTTTATCGATCTTGTGGCAGAACCGCAGCACTGGCGGTTTATTGAGCATATCACGCCAGATACGGCGGAAGAAATCAGAAAGTGGAAGCGCCTGGCTGAACAGGCGGGAAAGGATTCATCATGGGAAAAAGCAGGGCAAGGATGCCAGAATTCTACCGGCAGAGCATCCAGAATGCAGTGAATCAGCAAATCAACATCGGCAAGTCGAAGCACCGCACGACGCTGAACCGTGAGGCAATCGGGCAGGTCGTTTCGTACTGCGCAGTTGCCGCGGCACATGATCTCTGGGACTGGGGAGAGAAAGAATCTACGCTCCTGACCTTGAAGATGAACAATGCTGCATCCAGGTATATCATGGATCACGACAAGTACGGTGCACCGGAAGCCCTCAAGCGGCTGGAAGCACGCACTGCCCACCTGATGCCGGAAGAATTTTGGCTCCCGACGGGTGGTCTGGTAGGCTCTGAAAAAAAGCTGCGTGTTCTGGCTGAACGCCGGGACGCTGCAAAGATGATCGTTCGTTTCTTTGCGGAATCACTGGAAGAAATGGAATATACCCCTGAACAAATTGAGACCGTGAAGGAAGAAATCAAGAAAAATTACCAGCAGTTCCTCGGCTGGGTGGACGATGGCGGAGAAGAAGTTGCCTATGATCGTCTGCGCCGGGTCATTGAGGACATTTACGGCGTGGGTGCCATGGTGGAGCGCGTAAAGGGTGAAGAACCCGTTTTCGGAGAACCCCTTTTCAAGAAAGATTTTTGATTTTTTGGGAGGACTGAGCAGTGAAAGTACACGAGGCGGAGGCAATCTTGAAATATTATGCGGACATCCCGCAGCGGATAGAGATCATCCGCCGTCAGTGTACCGCACTGAGCGATGAAGTGGACCCTATGCGGGGAATGGGCACCGATGGAATGCCCCGTGGTGGAACGCCTGGGGACAGCACGGCGGCGATGGCCTGCCGGATGGATGAACTGGGCATTGGAGACCAACTGCGTCAGCTGGAACGGCAGCGGGCTGTGTTGCTGGAAGATCAGAACATTATCCGAGGACAAATGAACCGGATGGACAGTGGCCACAATCTGATTTTAACGGAGTTCTACATCAGCCACAAAAAATGGCACGAAGTACAGCAGAAAGTTCCATACAGTGTGCAGCACTTGAAGTACATGCGAAACGTCGCTCTTGCACAGCTGGGAAGGAACCTGGAACGGCTCCCGGAGTGCGCCGCTTTATTATCGCGTGCGTTAAACACGCGCGAGGAACAGCGCCGAGCGGATGCCTGGGCGGAGGGTGACATTCTCTTATAGGCAAGGCTGCCTGCGGAACTTCATGTGCAGGCGCTTCCGCAAAATCGTGTCCGATGGTCGTAGAAAAACAAACACGACTACCCCAAAAATCTGAAAACAGGCATAGAAATAACCCGGCGGGCAGTTGACCTACCGGGTTTCGTGCAAAGGAGGACAAAGTTATGGGAAAGAAGTATAAAAACAAGGTTCGGGTGCTGCCCGGAAGGATGTATAGGCTGGTGCGGAGTGACAGGAGCGTATACTGTGACGCAGAGAACGCGCTCAGAACCTGCTTTATCGAAGAAACCAAAGAGCAGCGGACCGCACGGGAAGAGGGCGAACTGTGCCGGTTCGTGAGGATGGCACCGGATGGTGGCGTTGAACTGATTTCAAACGCAGGAAACGTAGTCCGTTTCAAAAACGCAGAAGATCTTACGAAAACGCTGCGTTTCTCAAAAGATGTGCTGAGAATTACGGAGGTCTTGAAAAATGGGAATCAAAATTGAATTGAAAAAACGCATCGAGAAAACCATCAAAGAAAGAGCAGCCAAGAAATTGAGCAAAGAGGAACGCCGAAAATGGGATTCCTGCCCGGTAGTTCTGAAAGACGAAAACGGGAACGTGTCTATGTTTGCACTGGGGTCGGATGTTATTCGATTCAAGAACAAAGAAATGGCAGAAGCGACAATGGACGCTGTTATGCGGTTATTCGATGAAACGGAATGATGGAATCTCGATGGTTTCATTCATACGTTTCGGAAATCGTCCACGGTGATTCTTTCGCAAATGCTGCTGCACGATGTAGCCAAGTGATTCCATAGACAATTTTTCCGAGGATATAACACGAAGCGCGGAATCTTTGCTGGCTTGAACGGTATATTCAATTTTACCTCCAGCAAGATTTTTGGTACTTATTCTAACCTGCTGTCTGTTCTGCATACAAAGTCCTTTCAACACTTTAAGCCCGTCAGGTCATCGACCTGGCGGGCTTTTTGGATTTCGTGATTTACTTTTCGTGCGGCGGCTGGTCATCCGGCGGAGCGTTGCGCTTGAAGATGATCTGCGGTTCGTTCGGATCCCGGCCTTCCTCTTTGGCGTTCTGGGCGATTTCGTCCATCAGGCCGACAGGAAAACCGTTTTCGTCGAGCGGCCCATCGTAACCGGTGAAGTCAACGACGTTCACGCAGGGTGGTTCGGGGATGGTTTTGTAGTATCTGCCGTTCTCGTAGTTCACATCGGTCACACCGTCGTACCAGCCAATGTCGCCGTGTTCCTTCTGGGCGGCTTCCATCGCTTCCTGTGCCTGTTCTTCGGTCAATCCGTCGAAAGTCAGCCGGGAGCCGTCGGAAAAGTCAGCCACCAGCCGCCAAGGGGCGAAAAACTCTGCATCTTTCGTAGAAATGCCTCCTTCTGGGCAGTTAAGCCCCTGAATTGTAGGTTTTGTATCAAAAAGGCGGGTTAAATATGCCGAAATATCATCTTTAGCAGAAAAAGATGAAGTTTCGTTGTCAGGATTTCGATTTCGTGGGGGTGTACCCATTCAGGCAGCGATTGAAACCGCGTTTCGTGAGGGCATCGGTAACTCTGTCCTCTGGGAAATAGTAAGCAGAACCGTCTGCCGCAGGAACAGCCCCGGCGGGATGCTCTGCGCCGGTGTACCAGTCCGTTTCCGTGTCGTACTTGCGCTGCAGGTACTTGTAAACGTCACGCTGGGCTTTGTCGAACACCTCCACGAAGGAGAAAGATGCACAAGGCGGCATCTCTTTTGCCAGCATGGGTGCGTTCTGCGCCAGCCATGCAGCCATTACGGTTTTGGCTGCATTTCGTTTCGGCTTGCCTTCCCGGTGCACCAGATCCAGCAGCTGCACAACAAAGGGCTTTGGCAGATCGTTCAGCACTTCTTCCAGCGGATACGGATTTTCGTGCAGCAGGGGCGACGTGCGCAGCTCCGGCACGAGATCCAGATCGTGACAGGTTACAGGCTTCTGGCGGTCGTCGATGCGCTCACTGGTGTAATACAACATATCTTTGATTGCGTTCTGTGCCGCGTCGGAAAGCTGCTCCACCAGAGCAACACTGTCTGCAAAGCTGATCTGCGCCTCGTTT